CTGTCGTTCAAGTACCTTTTCTCGTTAGCTTCTGTGTCACAAGTGGCGCAGCAGCTTTTCGTATTGCAGCGAGTAGCAAGGAAAGAATTTGCTTTCAGTTCGATAGTTAAGTACTTGTTCTATATGGATCGTCACGTTAAGAATACCTTTATAACCGTAGTGCATAGTACTCCAGGCTGTGTTCTCATGAACTGTGATTGTGATATTATAATAGATGGAGTTGCCCCCCACTTAGCTGGGTATCATCGCGAGTACCCGCGTTACCAGCATACCTACCGTCGTTCACATAATGAGTTGTATCGCCTTATGATGTGGGAACTTTTTCGTAACTTTTCGATAACGGGAGGCGTTATAATGTCTAATATCACAATAAGTCCTGTCGAGGCCATTCGCTTTGCGATAAAGGATGCCCCTAATATAAAAGAGGTTGACCCGCCATTCTCTTTCATGTATTACCCTAGCGAAGAGCCGCTTTCTGCTCCTCACCCCGATGTCCTGTTTGTCTATAAGGCGGCTGAGGTTTCTCTTCTAATGAAGCTTGGCATTTTCTTTGACCCAGTCACTTGGCGCGAGATATGGTCTTTTTCCGTCCGCCCGCGCCGCCCTACAATGGAGGTACCTTCGCTGGCTGTTTTAGCAGCAGCCTGTTTTTCTCCTTATAATCGCTCCTTTATGAATGATCATGGCCGGCGTCCAGCCGTTTCTGCCATGTCAGGAATGTACCCTGAGAAGATAGTGAAGACTATTAAGAAATTGATCCGAGACCCTCACTCTCCTCCTGATATGGCAGATATTACCCCGTTCCTTGATGAGGCTTTGGAGTTTCTCTATTATGCTATGGATACACGTAAGTATTGGGGAAAATTTGACGCTCAGGTTCAGCTCGATGCCCTCGATGGTCTTTATCTCGGGGCTTCGAACGGCCGACTCCCTGGTTCTAAACGTGAGATTAAGACCCCTGATGGCCACCGCGTCGTAATTAATCCAAGTGGTAAGAAGTATGAAAACATGGAGGCTAGTTTTCACGCCGTTCAAGCGTTTTTAAATGAAGGCACTCGTTTCCCCGTTACTTTTGCTGTCATAATGAAAAATGAGATAAAGCATCTTCCAATGCATTCCCCTGAAGTTCCTCTTTCTACCTGGACTGCTGCTAATAATAAGCTTCGAATGGTTATGATAGCCAACGGCCCTTTTGTCCTTCTTGAGAGGGTTCTTACCCGTACACGTCAGTTTCTTGAACATGGTAATGTAATACGTGTAGGAGGTAGTTGGTCTCATGGCGGCATGGACTTCGTCGCCAGGTGTCTTGGGGCGTACGATGACCCTGAAGCTATTGAAGCATGGGAAGCAGACGTGGATGGCCTTGACCTTTCTGTTAAGGAATTTTTAATGGAGTTGTACTGGATCTTTAATTCCGTCTACTTTAAGCCAGGTACTGCTGGTTATAAGAAGATGCGAGATGGTATGACTTTCATAATTGAGGAGTCCCTTAATCGCCTTACTGCTCTTTTTTATGATATTTGGGTGATGTTAAAAGGCCAGGTCCCTTCTGGTTTTTGGAACACAAGTCACATGGATTCTTGGTGCGTCGCCCTTCTCTTCTTTTGGTTTGTTGCCTATCAGCTAAGGAAGAAAACAGCAGGCGGCTCCCTCAATAAGAAACAGCGTCGTGAGATTTACGTTTTCCTTCGTAATCGCATTATAGCTATTATCGTTTATGGTGATGACAACCTTGCCAGCTACCCTAAAGGCCATTGGATTTCCTCTTTGCTTAACTATTATGAATGGGATAAGTGGCTTTGGCGTTACTGGGGAATGCGTCTGCGTGATATCCGCCGCAGTCGTTTCCTCAGTACCGTTCGTAATGGTGTCCTTATTAGCCGTGGTGCTACTTTTCTTCGTCACCAGGCTATTGCCAACCCGAATGTCGCTATTGCCGGTCAGCCTAAGTATCTCCCTTTTAGAGAGACCCAGGAGATAATGGTCCGTCTTGGTTGGGGCCGTGAACCAAAGTCTCGTGATCTTCTCGACCTCTCTCTTTCCATAGTTGGCCATGCTTGGGGTACCTTTGCCTCAAACCGTCTTACTTATGACTGGCTGAAATCACTTTTTGAAGCTGTCCTTTCGAAGACTGGCCTTACTGCCAATTCTCTTGTTTCCCAGGCTTTTGGTCGTGCTACGGAGGATGATATGCGTCAAATGCGTCATAAGGGCCTTGACCCCTCTGTCATCATTACCGGTTTCCCTAGCTGGCCTTCCCTTGTAAAGCAAAATACTGTCGATCCATCTAAAGAATTCTTTGCCAAACTTTACCTTTAACCTTCTTTGCATCTTCGCAGCTTTTATCCAGGCCGTACTCCTTAAGCAAGAGTGCTATACCCATGACCTGGTTTGCGAACCTTAAACCAAAAAAAAAAAAAAACACGCGTC